CACACACCTACCTGAAACACTACCGGAAGGTAGACGAGGACCACGACCTCGTAGATGGGTCCGGCGAACCCATAGAGTCCTACGTCCTGAAACAGGAGACGACGTTCAACATGCCGGACGGGTCCGGCGAACGGACCTACCCGGAAGGGACGTGGATTATGGGCGTCGAGTTAACGGACGAGGCGTGGAAACGCGTCGAGTCCGGCGAACTTAGCGGGTTCTCTATCTACGGGGGCGCGGCGTCCCTCGAACCCGACGAACTCCTCACGTCGAAACAGAAAGAGGTTCTACTGAACATGGAAAACGGAGACGGCGAAACGGTCGAGAAACAACCCGAGGACGACCCCTGTTGGGATAATTACGTTATGGTCGGTTTCAAAACCGACGAGTTCGGTAACGAGGTTCCGAACTGCGTTCCCGAGGAGGACGCGGAGGCTATGTCCTCCGTCGTCGCCTCTCTCGGACCCGACGGGGACCTGTCCGACGACACGCTACAGGCGGGCGCGACCGCCCTCTCCGCGGTCGTCGGTAAGGAACTCTCGCCCGAGGACCTGTCCGCGGCGATGGACGAGTTTCAGAACTCGACCGGACAGGACCCGACCGAGGCGACCCTTGTCGAGTTCGTCGAGTTCGTTGAGGAGTTCTACGCGGAGGACCCCGACGCCGACTCCGACGAGGACGACGAGGGAACGGAGTCCGACGGCATGGACGACGAACAGGAGTCCTCGAAAGAGTCCGAGACGACGGGGAACGGCGGCGACTCGGACGGCAGTAGCGGGTCCGAACAGGAGAAAGAGAACATGGGAGACGACAACCCGGACGGCGAGACGGAGGAACAGAACGACAAGTTAGACGAAATTCTCGAAAAGACGAACTCCGTTCAGGAGTCCGTCGAGGAGACTCGAAAGAGTGTCGAGTCGGTCCGCGACCGCGTGGACGAACTCGAACAGGAGGTTTTCGAGAAGGACGCGGACGGCGACGACCCCGAGGAGGGGGCGGACGACGACCTCGACGCGGAGAAGGTCGAGGAGGTCGCCGCGGACGCCGCGGAGAAGGCGGTCGAAAAGGCGTTCCGGGAGACGTTCGAGGTCCCCGAGGACGAGGACGGCGACCTGTCGGAGGTCGTCCGTAAGGGCGAGAAGTTCCCCGACCCCGGTCACGACGAGGGCGACGAGGACAGTATCGAACTCGACTACTCCGGCGTGGTCGCCGGGGAGGAGGCGGACTGAACCATGTCTACGAAAGCAAACAACGGCGGGAGTAAGTACCCGTCTACGACGGTCAAGAGTGCGGGCGGTGGTATCGGAAAGAAGGAAAAACAGCATGCCATGTCCGCGGCGGGGTTCGACCAACTTTTCGAGGAGGTCGAAAAGGAGGTCGGCCTACCCGGGGATAGCGTCCTCTATCACGACCCGATGGGGTTCCGAACGAATGGCCCCTCGACGGACGTTTCGGAGGACCTGTCGAAGGGCGCGGTCAACCCGACCCACTACCCGTCGGACATGTTCGACGAGGTGTGGAAGGACGCCTATCGCCTGTTCAATCAGGAACAGCGTAAGGGCGCGGAACTCCGGGAGGCGGCGAAAGAGGTCGCTAAGGCTATGGATAGGACGAACTATTCCATGCCGCTGTTCGTCTCTCCCGAGGTCTACATCTCGTCGGGCGAAAACCTCCCGCTGGCGGACATGCTGGCGCGGGAGGCGGTTCAGGAGGACACTATCGACACCGACGAACAGACGGACGTAGGGGCCGTCTCACAGTTCGCGGAGGGCGGGTCCTACCCGACCGCGGACGACACCTACTCGAACTACTCCTACGACGTGGTTTCCTACGGTCGGGAGTCCGAGGTTACGGACTTCGTTCAGTTGGCCGCTGGTAGCCTCCGTTCCACGCGGTCGGTCACGGAGGAGGCGATGATGCGGGCGGTCCGACAGTACGAGGAACGACAGGTCATTCAGGGAACCAACAACGACGCTAACGGGTTCCGTGGGTTCTCGGACCTCGTTACGGCGGCGAACACGACAGACGCCGCCGGGTCCGCCCTGTCGGTGGACGACGTATACGAACAGAACCAGACTCTCGAACGCGCCGGGGCAGACATGGACAATATCGTTCATGTCGTGACTCACAAGAGTTTCACCGACCTACAGAAGGAACTCACGGACTACACCCGCTACGAGAGTCCGGGCGAAACCCTCGGGTTCGGGTTCCGCGCCCTCGACGTGGGCGGGACGCCGGTCATGAAGTCCCACGGCGTGAACAACACCTCGGGGTCGCGTGACCTGTGGAGTCTCGACGCCTCCGGGTGGCACATGGGCATGTTACAGGACGCGACCATGCACCCGCTGGCAAAGACCGGCCCCTCGGAGACGTTCGCCGTGGACTCCTACGGGGTCCTCGTCGGAGAGGGAGTGAACCACTTAGCCCGCGTTCAGAACCTCGCCTAATCATGGGAGACGCTATCAACTCCGCGGCGGGGGTCCCGAACCTCGACCAGCGGGCGGAGGTCCACACCGCGTCCGTTCCGACGGACGCGAACGGCGACGGTTCCACAACGGTTAGTTGGGACCGGGAGTTCGAGGGGAACGTCCGCGTGTTCGTCGAACCGGACGAGGTGTGTACGACCGCCGTGACCGCGAAGGGCGATTCACAGGCGACGGTCGCCGTCGGCGGCGCGACCGCGGACTCGTCGGTTTCGGTCGAGGTCGCCGCGTTCGGAGACGACTAAGCCCGCCTCTCGTTTCTTTCGGAACGCGTAACGAACCCCTAAGTAGCGTCTCAAACAGTAGCCGATAATGACCGCTATACGGACTGTATTAGAGGACGAGGTTCCCTACGCCTCTCCCGCGGACGTTCTTACCTACGTCCGTAACCGTGACTCGTTCGAGACGAACGCGAACGGCGGGGACCCGTCCGTAGAGGAGATTCATAGCCTCCTCCTCGACAGGTCCGAGTTCGCGGATAACCGGACTAACAGGGCGTGGCGAACGCGGACCGTCGAGGACCTTACCCGGGACCTGAAACTGTCCCACACACAGAAACACCCGAGGCACAGGCGGCGGGCGCGGACGACCTCGGGGACCGGGAGAAACAAACTCCGCGACCCGACGCGCCAACCCGAACCGTTCGGGGACGTTCAGTTACCACACCTGAACGTCCGCACAGACGCCGCGGACGGGTTCGAGTCCACGGAGGGGGACGCCCTTTCGGTCGTCGCCGGGAGGAACCGGGAGGACATTACCGACGACGCGGGGTTAGAGTCGGGGGCTTACTACGTCGAGGCGTCCCGAGGACGGGTAAAGGTCGCCCTCGCGGAGGTCACGGTTACGGGCGTCTCCTCCTACGGGCGGCTAATCTCCGATAACGCGACCGTCCGCGTCTCCTACCGCTATGGAACAGACGAGTCTACCGCCGCGGCGGGATACGACGAGACGGCGAACGACGACTCCGAGGCGACCGACTACGCCCGGACACAGGAGACGCCCGAGGACATACGACGGTCGGTAGCGAAACTCGTCGCCGCGGACCTGTTTCAGACGGACCAATACGGGAATATCCTCCCGGCGACCGGAGAGGAGGCGTCCCCGGACGACGCGGCGACGGACCTCCGTTCGGAGGCTATGGATACGATAAACGAACACAGACGGATACCGGGGGCGTAAAATGGCAGACATAGAGGCGAACTACGACGACACTCGGGTTCAAGAGGTTATCCGCGGGTTCGCGGTCGAGGGGTCGTTCGGCTATACGGTGGACTATGCTAAGTATGTGAACTACCCGACCTCCTACAGCGGGACCGCCCCACCATTTGAACCTATCCGTAAGTGGGTACACAGGAAATGGAACGACCTCGACGCCGGACTGAAAGAGGCGGCGCTACCCGCGGACGGCGACCTCTCGACGGAGGAACACAAGGACGCCGTGGCCTACGTCGTTCAAAACGCGATAGCGGAGAACGGGACGGAAGGGGTCTACTTTGCGGAACGCGCCGTAGGGAAGGTCGAACGACAGGCGGAGGCGTTCGCCGCCGCCTACGAGAACTCCGAGGACCCCCACGCGCCGTTTAAGATAGTTCGGGACGTGACCGACGCCGCTTTCGGTATCTCACAGGACATTATAGCGGAGGAGGCGTCGGACACAGGAAACCTCCTACAGTCCGGCTACGTTCAGGTCGAGGAGGTCGAGGCGTCCGAGACGTTCGAGAAAGACGGGGGTAGCGCGTAACCATGCCGGGACGACCGACTATGGACGTGGCGGAGGTCCTACGCGCCCTCCTCGACGAGGAGTGGACGTGGACAGCGACGAAACCCGAGACTATCCGGCTACAGACGGAGGACGAGGACGGGAACCCGACGAAAGGCGTCTCCGCCTCGACCTCGGAGTATATCCTGATAGCGGAAACGGGAACCCGAGAACCCGAGTGGAACGGTCCGCGGAACACTCTCGACTACGCTAATCAGGCGTCTTTCGAGTTCGCTACAGCGGACTCCCGCGACCGTCGAGAGGAGGTCTACGGCGAACTCCGGGACGTGGCGAACGCCGTCCGGGACCGCCGGGAGGCGTCCGCGAACGCCCTCGACGTAGCGGGGTGGGACACTCTCGGCTTTAGCATGACCGCGCCGGACGAGGAGATATTCAACTATTGGACCATAGAGGGAACGGTCCGGTTCGACGCAAAGAGTAGGACCGCCTAACCATGTCCGACGACGAGAGTCTGTTTACGACCTCTCCGAGGGTCCGTCTATCGGGTTGGGCGACCGTCGCCGCGGCGGGCGTCCTCCTGTCGTTCTACGGACTGTGGTTTGTTCTCGTATGGACCGGACAGGACCGCCCGCCGCACATGGACGGCGTGATATACGTCGGGGTCTTACTCGTCTTGTCGTGGACGTTCGGGCGACGGGCGGCGTCTACCCTTCAAGACCTCCTCTCGGACCTCCCGATACGGTTCGAGTCCCGTAGCGAACGTTAAAGAGGAACGCCGTCCCCTCGAACGTTAAGAGGAGACTAACATGCCGGGAAACGACCCGTATAAGGGACATGACTCTCAGATAGTCGTCGGCGTCGAGACGGAACAGGGGACGACAGTAACGCCGGACAGACACTTAGGGAAACTCGTCGAGGAGACGAGTCACCCGGACCCGACGGTAAACTGGTACGAGGAAAGGCTAATCGGGGGGGACCGGGAACTCGACGGTAAGAGTAAGGGACAGGTCGTTTACGACGGCGGGGACTACCCGGTTCTCCCCGTGGACGGGTTCCCTCTCGCCGTCCTGTTCGGGACCGACTCCGTAGACGACACCGTGACCCCCGAGGTCCACACTATCACTCCGAAAATGGACGGGAAACCTCCGACGACAACCGTCGAGGCGACCCTGTTCGGTCGGGGCGGCGGGTCGGACTTTGCCCGGGTTTTCGGAGGGGTCGCGGGTATGTCCGGGGAGGTTCAGGTAGATAATGACTCCCGGCTACAGGTTTCCCTCGAAACGGAGGCGCTATCGGTGGACCCGGACGGGACTCCGACGACCGGGATTAGCCTCCCGACGGAGGACCCGTGGCTGTTCTCGGATATTAGTTCGGACTTTTCGTTTGCCGGGACCACGTTCGCCCGGTTAGAGGACTTTTCCCTATCGGTAGATAACGGGTCGGACTCGAAACACTACATTACCTCGTCTGTAGCCCCCGGCGACCCGTTCGAGATTCTTTACGGGAATATCTCCTACGACCTCTCCGCGACTATCACCGTAGACGACGACACTCTCTATCAGGAACTCGTCGGGGCGACGGCGGGCGGCGTCTCTATCAATATCGCGTTCACCCGGTCGAACGGGGACACACTAACGATAGACGCTACCGGGTCGAACTTAGAGGAGGTCCCCTATGATACTCCGCGGGGCGACGACGAGGCGGTAAGCGTCGAGGCGTCCGTTATCCCGGAGTCCGTTCAGGTCACGGTCGAGGACTCGAACGGCGACGGGACCGCCTACGTATAAAGTAGTATCGGAGAGACTAATCTGAATAATCGGGAGTCTTTTCCTGTTAGGGAGTCCGTAACTCCGGTATGTCCTTCGAGGAGACGCCCGAGAACGCGGACACAGGAACGTTCGAGGACTCGACCGTAGACGAGAACCGGACGGAGGAAATTTGGTTAGAGGACGCCGACGGCAAAGCCTACGGGTTCCTGATGCTTCCGAAAGAGGAGGTCCCGTGGCGGAAAAAGTCCGAGGAGGTCGAGAACGCGGTCGGACAGACGGGTTTCTCCGCCGTCGAATATTATAAAAACATGCTTTCCTACCAGATTAAGGAAACCTCGTTCGGGGCGGAGGACCGCTTAGAGACGTGGCTAACCGCCGCGTCGAACGACCTCCTCGAAAAGTTAGAGGAACACGTTCCCGAACCCCACGGCGATAGTGGGGCGGACGTGAAAGCGAACGCCGCCCTACAGTTAGTCGCGGAGTTTGTCGAGACGGAGGCGGACGAGAACGCGACGGTCGCGGACCTCCGTAATTGGCTACAGACGCGGGCGGAGGGCGACGAGGGAAAGTAGAGAACGCCGTCCGGGGTCGGGAACCGGAGTCTCCCGAGGAGTGGATTTACCAGCGGGAGGCGGTCGAACACTACCTCGTCTCGGACGGCTATTCCCTCGACGAACTCCGGGGCTACGAGTTCGAGTTCGAGACGACACAGGACCGGACAGATATAGCGGCGTCTCTCGGGCGCGTGACGCCGGGTACAGTCCGAGTTTCTATCGCCTGTAGTGTCGGACTCGGACTCCTCCTCTCCGTTGAGACGGGGCTATTCTCGCCTGTGTATATCTCCGTCGCCCTCGGGGTCGCCCTCTACGCGGTCGGAGAACTCCCGGACCCCGAAC